GTTGATATTGTGGTTAATGGTATGTCTGAAAGGATGTATGATATAAAAGCTTACTCTCAAGATCCATTTGGAGTTAGTAAAAGAACTGCATATATGGATTCTGTATTAGCTGATATGCGTACTAAAGATTTAAACGCCTTTACAGAAGATGCTTTTGGAATACAAATATCAGAGCATGACGAAGAAATGCTACCTGATTCAGAAGAAGAGCTAGCACTACACATGCAGCTCTCTTACAAACAAGCTGTAGAGATAGCTGAAGAGCAAGCTATAAATACTTTATTAGATGGAAATAAATTTGAATTAATAAAGAAGAGATTCTACTACGATTTAACAGTTCTAGGTATTGGAGCCACTAAAACTGGCTTTAACACTTCAGAAGGAGTTACTATAGATTACGTTGATCCAGCAAACTTAGTGTACTCTTATACTGATTCACCTTATTTTGATGATATATATTATGTTGGTGAGGTAAAAACTATTCCAGTCAACGAATTAGCAAAACAGTTTCCTCATTTATCAGGAGAAGATCTAGAAGATGTAATGAAAAACAAGTCTAACAGTAGATCAAATTACAATTCATCACACACTTACGACAAAGAAGATACTAACACCGTGCAGGTTATATACTTTAATTACAAGACTTACATGAACGAAGTCTACAAAGTTAAAGAAACTGGCACTGGCGCAGATAAGATTATACCTAGAGATGATTCGTTTAATCCACCAGAAAATATGGAAGGTGGTTTTAGCAGAATGTTAAGATCTATAGAGTGTTTGTATGAAGGTGCTATGATTCTTGGTACTGATAAGCTACTTAAGTGGGAGATGGCTAAAAATATGATGAGACCTAAAAGTGATTACACTAAGGTTAAAATGAATTATTCTATAGTAGCACCTAGAATGTATAACGGCAAGATAGATTCGTTGGTTAAAAAAATTACTGGATTTGCAGATATGATTCAGTTAACGCATTTAAAATTACAACAAATAATGTCACGTATGGTTCCAGATGGAGTCTACTTAGACGCTGATGGTTTAGCTGAAATAGATTTAGGTAACGGAACAAACTACAGCCCACAAGAAGCCCTAAACATGTTCTTCCAAACAGGTTCTGTTATTGGTAGATCATTCACATCTGAAGGTGATCAAAACCCAGGCAAAGTACCTATTCAAGAAATACAATCTGGTAGTGGTGGTGGTAAAATGCAAGCTCTTATTGGTAACTACAATTACTACTTGCAAATGATAAGAGATGTAACCGGCCTTAACGAAGCTAGAGATGGTAGTATGCCAGATAAAAATGCTTTAGTTGGAGTTCAAAAGCTAGCGGCAGCAAATTCAAACACAGCTACTAGACATATGTTACAAGCTGGTTTGTTTTTAACAGCAGAAACTTGTGAGTGTTTATCACTTAGAATATCTGATATACTAGAGTACTCTCCATCTAAAGATGCTTTCATGCAGGCTATTGGTGGGCACAATATGGCTACGCTTGACGAGATGTCAGAGTTACACTTATATGATTTTGGAATATTCTTAGAGTTGTTGCCAGACGAAGAAGAAAAAGCTTTGCTAGAAAATAATATTCAAATGGCATTGCAACAAAAGATAATAGATTTAGAAGATGCTATTGATGTTAGAGAAATAAGAAACGTTAAACTTGCCAATCAAGTGCTAAAGATTAGAAGAAAAAAGAAGTTAGAGCGAGATCAAAAAATGCAGCAAGAAAATATACAAGTGCAAGCTCAAGCTAATACTCAAGCTCAACAAGCAGCTGCTCAAAGTGAAGTGCAGAAAAATCAAGCTATATCTCAAAGTCAAGCGCAATTAGAACAAGTTAAAGCTGATTTAAAATCTAAACAAATGGAGTTAGAGGTTCAGCATAAAATGAAGCTAATGCAGTTTGAGTTTGAAATTAATCAACAACTTCAAAAAATGAACATGAAAGAAGTTGATATGAAAGATACGGTAAAAGAAGACCGTAAAGATAACAGATCAAAAATGCAAGCTTCACAACAAAGTGAGCTTATAGACCAAAAACAAAACAACAAACCACCTAAAAACTTTGAGTCATCAGGTAATGATATACTAGGTGGAGATTTTAGTTTAGGTGCATTTGATCCTAGTTAGAATTATTAATTATTATTATATTATATTATGGAAGAAGAAAATGAAAAAGTAATCGAAGAGATTACACAAGAAGTAAATCAAGCGGATCCAGGTGATGAAAACGTGGTTAAGGTTGATGAAAGTAAATTTGAATCCGCTGGAGATGACAGCGTTATAAAAGTAGATTTAAGTAAACCCCTAACACCAAAAGAAGATGAAGTTAAAGAAAGTAACGCTGACGACAGCGGAGTGGTTGATGGCGTTGAAAATGCCGACACCCCACAAGAACAAGAAAAAGTACAACCGAAAGCTGAAACACAAGAAACTCCAGTATTAGAAGAAATAACTGAAGAAGAAGTTATAGAGGTTGAAGAGCAGGTTGAAGAAGCTATAGCGAAAGCTGAAGCTACCGGAAAGCCGTTACCAGAGAATATTCAAAAGTTAGTAGACTTTATAGATGAAACTGGTGGAGATATAAATGATTATGTTAAGCTTAACCAAGATTACGGTGACATGGATAGCGATGATTTATTACATGAATATTACAAGCAAACAAAGCCTCATTTAAACTCAGAAGAAATTAACTTCCTTATGGAAGATCAATTCTCATTCGACGAAGATACAGACGACGATAGAGAAATACGTAGAAAAAAATTAGCGCTTAAAGAGCAAGTTGCCAGCGCTAAAAGCCACCTAGACGGGCAAAAGTCTAAATACTATCAAGATATTAAAGCTGGATCAAAGCTCACAGAAGAGCAACAGAAAGCAGTTAACTTCTTTGATAGATACAACAAGGAGTCAGGAGAGACTCAAAAGGTAGCAGAAGCACAAAAATCTACTTTCTTAAATAAAACTGAACAAGTTTTTAACGATAAATTCAAAGGTTTTGAATACAATGTCGGAGATAAGAAATATAGGTTTAATGTAAACAATGCTGGAGAGGTTAAGAATAACCAAAGCGACATCAATAATTTTGTCAAGAAGTTCTTGAATAAAGATAATGAAATGTCAGATGCTAAAGGTTATCATAAATCTTTATATACAGCTATGAATGCTGATGCTGTTGCTAATCACTTTTATGAACAAGGAAAAGCCGATGCTATGAAAAATAGTATGGCTAAAGCCAAGAATGTAGATATGAATCCAAGACAAGCTCATGGGGAAATTAAAACAGGTGGTTTAAAGTACAAAGTGTTAGGGCAAGATTCTTCTGATTTTAAGTTTAAAATTAAAAACAATAAATTTAAAAATTAAAAAACAAAATTATGGCAATTACAAATGGAACTAATTTGAATAGTGTTCCTTCTTCACAGAAGCAAACATTATCTTCAAATTACTTAGACCTTTCATCAGCGGCAAATGCTGGTTGGGGGCAACAATATGTACCAGATCTTATGGAAAAAGAAGCTGAAGTGTTCGGACAAAGAACTATTTCAGGTTTCTTATCTCAAGTAGGAGCTGAAGAGTCTATGACTGCTGACCAAGTGGTTTGGTCTGAGCAATCAAGATTGCACATCTCAGTTTTAGGTACAGTTATTGTAGCTGGTTCTACAAACGGTACGTTTACAGTTACTGGTGATATTGACGGAAACGTTGGTACGGCTGCTGGAGATTTCATCGTTGCAAATCACGGTGTTAGAACTAATGATATTGTACTTATCGCAAGTGCTGGTATCGTTACTCAATGTTTAGTTGTTGATGCTGATACAGCTGTTATACAAGTTGAACCTTATGATAAAGCTACTTTAGCTGGTCACGCGACTGGAACTGGAGTTTCTACTTTATTAGTTGTAGGTTCTGAATATGCAAAAGGAACTGCTTACCTTAACGGTGATGGTGCTGCTGCTGATTCACGTACTCCAGCTAACGAAGCAACTTTTAAAACTTTTACTAACAAGCCAATCATAATGAAAGATTACTACGAAGTTTCAGGATCTGACGCTTCTAGAATTGGATGGGTTGAAGTTTCTACTGAAGAAGGACAAGGTGGTTACTTATGGTATTTAAAAGCTGCTTCTGATACAAGAGCTAGATTTAACGACTACGTTGAAATGGCAATGCTTGAAAGCGTTAGAGGATCTAACTCAACGGTTGTTGATACTACTTTAGGCGCTGCTGCTGATGCTGGTGTTGGTACTCAAGGTTTATTTGATGCTATCACTGATAGAGGTAACGTTACTTCTGGTGTTACTGGTGTTAATGCTGCAACTGATTTAGCTGAATTTGATGCTATCTTGGCTGAGTTTGATTCTCAAGGTGCTATTGAAGAAAACATGATGTTCGTAAACAGAGCTACTTCTTTAGCAATGGATGACATGTTAGCTTCTATGAATTCTTATGGAGCTGGCGGTACTTCTTACGGAGTATTTGACAATTCTGAAGATATGGCGTTAAACTTAGGTTTTTCTGGTTTCAGAAGAGGTTCTTATGACTTCTACAAGTCTGACATGAGATACTTAAATGACAAAGCTACAAGAGGTGGAATTAAT